GAAGCCAGCGCCGAGAATGCTGAAGACGGGGGCCAGGGCACCGAGCGCCCCACCGAGAAGCAGAGCGGCACCGGCAAACGAGAGAGCCGTGTCCACCGCCCCAGGAAACGCCTGGTCCAGCCAGTCCAGCGCGGCCAGGAGCATGGTGATGCCGTCGCCGATCCAGGAGAGGTTGGTTGCGAAGGCCGTGCCGACACGACGCATGACCTGGTCGCCGATCTCACCGAACCGCTCCAGCTGCTTGTCGAGCCCTCGCATGCGCGAGGCGAAATCGTCATCCACCACCTTCAGGGTCGACCGGTTGATCTCCCCTTTGAGCCGCTTGTACTCCTCAAGATTGCCGAGCATCGGCACCAGGAAGTCGAGCACCTGCATATCGGTGAACAGCTCGCCGACCTTCGTCCCGCGCGTCACCTGCTCGATGCGCTGCCGCACCTGGTCAAGTGCCTGAACATCCGTCGCCCCACCGGCCTTGGCGTTCTTGATGATGCCGTCGACCTCCTTCTTCGAGACCCCGGTGAGCTTCTGGATTTTCTGGACGACCGCTTCCATGGGGTTGATCCCCTTGGCCGTGGCGTCCTGCATGACGCCGACGATGTCGACGCCCATCTCCTCGAAGTTCTTGCGCGCCTCAGGCGAGGCCATCTTGGAAAGGAAGTTCTTGAAGTTGTTTGCCGCGACCCTCGGATCGGAAGCGCCTTTCATGGCGACCTGCAGACCGGCACCGAGGGTTTCGACGGCCTCCATGCCGGTGACGCCCATCTTCGCCATCTGCTGGGTCAGCTCCGGAAACTCAGACGCCATGCTCTTGAACTCGAAACGTCCGAGCTTGCCGGCGGTCACGAGCTTGGCGAGCGCCAGGTTCATCTGGTCCGGGTTGATCTTGAGGGTGTCGTTGAGGGCGAAGGCCGTCTTCGACACATCGTCGACGGCGGCGTTGGCAGCGGTTGCGACGCGGCCGATGGTCGGCATGAGCTGGTCGATGAGACCCTGCTCCATGCCTGCCGCCACGAGGAGCTGGCCGCCGGCGGCGAGATCGCGTGAGCGCTGGCCGACTTCCAGGGCAAGCTTCTGGTAGCGCTTCTGCTGCTCCGCAACGGACAGCTCGACCGCCGCGCCGGTTTTCCCGGCCGTGATGGCGATATCGCGCAACTGACTGTCGAAGGCAGCCGCCTGCAGCAAGGGGGCGGCGAAGGAGATCGCCGCCAGGGCTCCGCCTAGCACGCCGACCTCGCGGCCGAACTTGCCGATCGACGCACCGAGCGCCTTGATGCGCTGACCGAAGCCTCCCGCGAAGGCCTGCAGCCGGCGCATCAATCCGCCGAGTCCTGAGGAAAACATATCCCTCAGGCGCACCAGGACCGAGACCGTGAGTTGCTTGCTCATGTTTGCGTCTCAGCCTTGA